ATCTATTATTGTAGATACAAACGTTAATGAATATTTAAACAAGACAATAGAAGATGAGTATGGTATTTTGTTTAATATGGCACAAGATCAAACAATGAATGACATGGTAAACTCACAATGGCAGAAGTCTCAATAGGCGGTGTCTCCTTTAAAGGAGGACGCATGATGGCAATCATTTTAGCATTAAGTAGTGCGGTGGGTGTTTTATACGGTGGTTTTGAGGCTTTCAAAAAATTTCAAGATATGTCTGCAAAGATAGAGGCTTATACGGCTCCAGATTTAAGTGGTTTTGATAAAAAAATAGAACTATCAAAAGCAGAAATGGATAAGAGATTAGAATTAATTGAACAAGAGTTGGACATGATTAAAACTGAAATGTCCATGATTTTAGAAGAAGTAAGTTTAGTAGCTTCAACTGCAAAAGAACTAAAAGATGATTTAAAAGCAGATTTAAGACAAATGGACGGTGATATTAGACATATTACTGAGATAGTTAACGATGTTGAAGATAGACAAAAAGAAGATACAAGAGAACTTTTGGACGAGATGAAACTATTAGAAGAAAGTCTTGACTTGAAGATCAATAAGGCTTTAAATAATCCATTAAGTGGGATGAGTGCAAAAACAAAGTAGGAGTGTGTCATGTGCGATTGTAAAACAGATGAGGATTGTGTATGTCGTTTAAGATCGAAGTAAAAACAGTATTACCTTACGTGGTGTTGATAGCTACTATTGGCATGACATGGGGTATGTGGTCTGAACGATTAAATGCAGTTGAAAAAAAGGCAGATCGTGTTGCAGAAATGCAACAAGATATTGCCATAATTAAATCTAAAATATTAGATATGGATGACAGAATCGCTTGGATAGAGGAGTTTTTGATTAAAACTACGGATTACTAATGGAAGATGAACTTGACATTATTTGGGAACCTGATTTTGAAATCGGTACATTACATTGAGATGCGAGTTATGTGGATGTATGTGTCATTGTGCTTTGAACACTTCTTGCATGTGCGAGTGTCCAAGGTGCCTACATGGTGATCAGCCGAGCCCAAATGAGACAACAGATAACGAAACCGAAGAGGAGTAAAAAAAATGACAAAGCTATGTCCAAGAGGAAAAGCCGCCGCAAAGCGAAAATTTAAGGTCTACCCCTCAGCTTATGCAAACGCCTACGCTTCAAAAATTTGTGCGGGTAAAATTAAAGATCCTAGTGGTGTAAAGAGAAAAGATTTTAAAGGTCCTAAGCCAATGTCGATGGGAGGCTCTGTTTCTCAACAAAGAAAACAAGTTTCTGCTCAAAGAATGTCTAAGGGTGGATCTGTTGTGGCTGCGGGTTGTGGTATGGTAGAAGGTAAGAAACGTAAAAAAACTAAATTACCTTCAAGTATTTATGCCTAAAGATCCTGTAAAAGGCACAGGAAAAAAACCAAAAGGTTCAGGCAGGCGATTATACACAGATGAGAATCCGAAAGACACTGTTCGTATTAAATTTGCTACTCCAACTGATGCACGTAAAACGGTCGCAAAAGTGCGAAAAGTTAAAAAACCGTATGCACGAAAAATTCAAATCCTTACTGTCGCTGAGCAACGTGCTAAAGTGATGGGTAAAACACAAGTTGCTAGTATCTTTAAAAAAGGTAAAACTAGTATAAGGAAACAACATGGCAAAAAGCGGACTTAAAGAGTGGTTTAAACAGGATTGGGTCGACATAGGCTCTAAGAAAAAAGGTGGAGGTTTTGCTAAATGTGGTAGATCTAAACAAAAGAAAGATGCCAAACGAAAGTATCCTAAATGTGTCCCTAGAGCAAAAGCAAATAGAATGACTAAGGGACAAATTAAATCAGCAGTATCTAGAAAAAGATCGGTAGCACAAGGAGTTGGTGGTAAACCAACGAATGTAAAAACAATTGTCTCGAAAAAAACAAGCAGAAAAAATAAAAGATGATGTGATTCAATGGTCTAAGCAAGTCTTAGAACCAGTGAATAAACACTTAGGCTTTCCAGCTTGCCCTTTTGCAGCTAAATGGAGAAAAGACAAAAAGCTCCGAATAGAAGTTCGTATGGATAAATCAAAATACGAAAGACACTTAAATACGTTGTTAAAGTCTTGGAATAAGAAACAGCACGACATATTAATATTTTGTGACCCTTTCTTTGATCAATACTCCTTTGAACAGTTTAATGATAAGGTGCAGTTTTATAATAAATTATACAACAGGAGAGATGTGTATTTCATGGGATTTCATCCTGACGTGCCTGCCACTGTTGAGGGCCAAGAGTTTTTAGTAGATCCCACAGACAACTGCGCATATGAAGGAGATCTTGAATATTCAATGATGTTGATACAAAAATTTAAACAGCTCTATGATGCAAGTTGCAAACTACATAAGATAGGT